ATTCTCATACTTGGATTACTGTCATCATGCTCAGGATTTAAACACGCAACAATAGCATCTGCTGGAGATAACTTATATTGTATCTTTCGTTCCTGTAATAGTTCTTCTACTGTCATAGTTCTTGTATAAATGCAAAGATTACAAGAACAGGAGTTGCTATTATAATTGCAAATGCCATTGCCATTAGTATATGTTCTGCTATTCTCATCATAATTTTTTGTGACTCCATCCTTTTAATTGATCTCCAAGTTCTTCAAAGTCTGTCATCTTTTTACCACTTGGATCTTCTTCGTGTTCGTAATACTTACTTTTCCAAGCAAGTTCTACCATTTGAAACCATATTGCTATGGCTTTGTTTCTAAATTCTTTATCTCCCCACAAGTAAAACATATTCCACCATTCTTTTTGAAATTTGAATACATCTACTTCTATTGTTTTAAACATCCATCCATCAGGATGTTTATGACATATCTCTAGCATTGCTCTTAGTCTTTGACTTCCTGCAATCGGATAATAACTCGGCATAGTAAGTATTGGGGATTTCATACCATGCTGTATTAAACTTTCCATAAGAGGTTCATTGACTGGTACTTTGTGAATATTATCACGCACAGTCGGTTGATTCAATAAAAACTTTACTGATCGTTTCTCTCTATCGAAAGGTGGCAGAGCTACTAACTCTGCCGTTTCTTTACTAATTCTATCTGCTGCCATTCCTTACTTTTCTCCATAAGCCATGTCTGCGTCTTTTTTCTATCTCCATACGAATCATGTATGTTCTAATTAATGCTACTATTGTTATAATAAAAGTAGTAGTTAAAGATATGAGAAATGCACTTTCCCATTGCCATCTTTCTATCATTAACCATAACATAAATGTTTGTAATGGAAAGTTAATTGCTAATGCAACACCTACTTGAACTACTGATTCTTGTAGGGCTGCTTTTTCTGTTTTAGTCATTTATTTCGTCCCATAGTTGTTCCTCGAGTTCTGTTTCATAAATGCTACGAAACTCTTCTATTGTTGGTGTCATCACCTTTACTGGTGACTCCTGTAATTGTCTCACATACCTAGTGTATGCGATTAATAATTGTTGTTCTGTGTATAATATCATATGTCGTCTACGTTTTCTCCTGTTGCCATATTGTCTTTAATTGCTTCTCGCTCTTTAGGATTGATTGCAGACTGGGGTCCAATCTTCAAGGTTTCCCAATCAACTGTACTGGTAAAACTTTCCATACGATTACTTCTCATTTTTACACAATTGAATGTCATACATTCATCCTGCTGCTCCCATGTTTCTAAAGCATAGGCAGCATCTGCTGCATCAAGAATACCTTTTGCAAACCTAGCTTCTCCACTTGCATCTGTTTGATAAGGTGCAAAGACAAGCGTTTCATATTCTTGTGCATATAATTTCATTTTCTTACTGACTTCTATTTGTTCTGTCCAGTCATATTGACCTGAGCGACTTGGTGCATTGTGGCGACGAACTTGGTTTAGATAGTCTACTATTACTACTCCAACATCTAGTTGTTTGACTTTCTTGTCTAATTCAGACTGAATCTTAGAAAGCGTCAGTGCTGGATCATATATAACATCTAGTTGTTTTTCTTTGTGTAGAGGCAGTTTGGTTAGTTTCTTATGAAAGTCCTCAAAGTCTCGATCTTTTTGAAACTCTGGTAATAATTCATGTCCACCATCAAAACGTCCTGCCCACCATCCGCCTACCATATCCCATTCCTGTGCTGAAAGCATTTTACTTCTTAGTCTGGAAAAAGGAATCTTGGTAGCGATGGAGCATATTCTCTGAAGTATTGATCTACTATCCATCTCAATGGTAAAGTACAGGGCACTACGCCCACCCTCATATACATTGGATGCTAGATTACAACAAGTCAGAGATTTTCCTGAACCTCGTCGTCCGCCCACAAGCACTAAGTCTTTGGGAGAGAACTTGATATGTGAGTCATACTCACTATTGAGTCCTAAGGGTAAATATTTTGCTAGTTCTGTGTCATCCTCAAAGAGAGATATGCTTTGCATACTTTCTTCGGGTGGTTTCACATCTACCTTATCACTTACCCTTAAAACTATTTCTTGGAGTTGTTCTATGTTTTCTTCTGCACTAGCCATTGCGACTGTGTTGTCAATATACTTATCGAGTTCATCTAAGATTTCTACTTGTGCATATTCATTCTTTAGATAGTCAAGTAAAAGCCAAGCGTCTACCTCGACATCTACGGACTCGATTGCGAATATTTTTTCTTGGAGTTGTCGATCTCGAACTTCATACTTGAGATCTTCGAATTGTGGGAGGTCTTGATAATTGTCTATATGTTTATCAAGGATGCGGAAAATTGACTGGTACTCGCCAGGTAGGTAATGTTCTTTTAACTTAGCCCATGTGTCTAAGTCTTTCTGAACGATAACTTGTTTTAATAACGCTGACGCTATATTCAATTGACCTCTCCCAAAGTAATAAAAAACGGGCAGGGGCGAACCCCTGCCTTAAACTAATCAAAAGAATTAGTGATTAACCAATATCTTTTTTAGCTGCGCCGTTGTAGTCTGAACATTGTAGTCCACGTCTTGTTAACATAGTTTTTACACCACGAACTGTTTTGCCGATTTGATCAGCAATTTCTTCAACAGTATGTGAAGCAACATCTACATCAGCAAGTACATCAGCTTTGCTTGATCCTTTTGTTTCTTTTTGCTTTGGAATAGCGTTAATTTCGCCACTTCTTAGAAGTGAAAGAGCTTTTCCTCTGATTGAGTTTACAGATTTGCCAAGTGCGTCAGCGATTTCTTCTACGAAAGATCCATCGTTAACCATTGATACAAATGTGCCTTCTTCTTCAGGAGTATAAGTTCTAACTGTTTCAACTTTAGGAGCAGGCTTAACATGAGAAGTTAATTCCATTGATAAGATTTTTCCTTGAATTGATTTAGCAGAGAAGTTTCCGCCTTCGAAGTGTGATGCAATTTCTGCATATGTGTAAGAGCCACTGTTGTCAGTAACAAAGGCTGCTAGGGTTGCTTCTTGCTCGTCTGAGAAAGACTTAGAAGCAGATGCTGAAGCTAATTCAACATCAAATCCCATTTTTCTCAATTTGCTAGAAACTGATCTTGTAGATGTTTCTAACTCATCAGCTGCGCTAGCAACTGTTGATTGAGAGATAGGGCTTTCAGAACCAACAAAGTCTGTTAATTGTTGAGTTCTTTCGTCTGTCCATTTAGGTAATGCCATTTTTTATATCCTCTATAATTTGTTTTAGGTTGTTATATATTTTTATCCCAAGTTGTTCTGCTTTTTTAGTTTTTGCACTTTCAATACCACTTTCATTGAGTAAGATTGTTACATCTTTCGTTAAATTATCTTTAACAATGAAGCCATACTTTTCCAATACTTGAGTAGCGGCTGCTTTAGTAGGATAAGATTTTAACTTACCACTAATGCAAACTGTTCCCTTAGTGTCGTCAAGACTGACTTTTGCCTGCTTTTTACAAGTAAAAGAAAAGGGAAGTTCATAATAGCCTTGGGCATGAAAAGTGTTTACTAACCAGTCCATAAGATTCGACGCCGCTTTCGGACCCAGACCTGCCTCTATACATATCTCTGGGGTTATCTCACTTAATGATGAGATGTGTTTCGCTAATTTATTAGTGGCACTTGAGCCAATCAGCGGTATCGAAAAAGCTGGTAATAGAGTTATAAGGTCGACACTCTTTGATTTCTGTATCTCGTTGTGTAGTTTCGTACCTAGTTTCTCTGAATCCAAGCATAATGATATTTCTTCTTGGGATAGCGAATAAATATCATGTAAATCAAATAGATCAAGTCTAGCAATAGTAGCAGGACCGAGTCCTTTGATTTTCAAAGTTTTTGCAAAGTGTTCAATACGCTTTGCAGATTTAGCAGAGCAAGAGTCGTTCAAGCAGAATAGCTGGTCGTTTACAAACTCCAATATGCTGTTGCATGCTGGACAATTTGTTGGCGGTACTATCTGTCTCAAAGTTTCTCTTTCTCCTAAATATGAATATATTATATCAAACGAGAGAGGAAAAGTCAAGAACTTTTTTTCGGAAAGTGGGATAAAATAAGGGAAGAAATTTCGAAACACTCCGTATGCCCACCAAACTTTTGTTTTGGTTTATAACTTTCGTGTTTGAACTTCTCGTGTAGCTGTTGTTCGTATTTCCAACAGTTATAGATTGTATCGTGGTAGGTTCGTTGAATACGCAACTCATACCCTTTAAAACCACGACTTCTTTTGATTACATGTCGCCAGTCTTTTCCACTAGCGATTCCTACTTTGATACATTCACGCTCAAAGGTTTTAGTGTTTACTAGAATAACTCCGTACAATACACCCTCTCTTTCTTTTTCCTCAGGTCTATTGTCAAAGTATGTTTGATTGTATACTCCTCCGCTCACCACTTAAGTCCATGTTCGAGTGCATGTTGACATCCTTGATAGAAGTCTCTATCTTCTTCGGATATAAACTGCCATTTATAACTTACTGCATACATTTTTTCTTCTACTTCTTCGGGGTGAGTAAGATGCATTTGTTTCTTCATCATCTCTTCAAGTTCATCAAACTGTTTTGTAATTGTAGCTTTGTATTCTTTTACTTTTTCACTCATAGTGCTAAGTCGATTAGATAGAAAGCAAGTATCATCATACCAAACGTTGAGATCTGAAATAATGATCCAAGCACTACTGTAGTCAATACATTACTAACTGTTTCTTCGTAATCTTTCTGCTCTTCTGGTGTCATTCGCTTTGTGGTTTCCCTTGTTTTTTCATCCACTCTCTATGAGTTGGTTTTTGTTTCATAATACTACGACCTTTTAAAAAGGCTTGTCGTAGTTCTTCATTCATTTTTTGTGATTTTGTCAAGGGTTTTCTCTCAATTTGTTTTTTAGGTGGAAATAACCACTGTATTATTTTAGTTGCCATTTGTTACAAGTTTCCTCTGAAAGTACAAATGCTGTGTACTTATCTACTCTGCACCAGCCTTCGCTGAGTTTAGAAGTTATATCATGCACGGGATCGTAAAATTTACATTCTCCGCACGGTTTTTCGGGCATGGGGTTTAGTCGTTTTGGTTTTAAGTTTTTAAATTTGATACTAGTTCCTCGTATTCTGTATATCCACCGATAGATTTCTCTTCTCCGACTTCAAATACAGGATGTCCTTCATTCTCCATCTCAATTATTGTAATCTGAGGAAATGTTCTAGCGCCAGGAAATTTATCCATAAACTCTGGAAACTCAAAATCTATTCCAAGTTGATGATAACTATAATCGTGTCCTTCTCGCTCTGCAAGATTCTTTGCTTTTACGCAGTAAGGGCACTGCTCTTTACCATAAATTTTTACTTTGTGTATACCATACATTATTTTACGTTCCATTCTTCGTTTCCGTTCTCTGTGTTAAATCTTCTCACTAGATACTTGAAATTGTTAATTAAATATGTAGGATAGTCGTCAGTAATTGAAAGCAAATCATTAGTTTCATCACAATAATCTAAATACATTCTACTAACGAATGAACTAAATTTAGTACTGAATATTTCTGTAAATGCCTCTATTCTCAATCGACTCTCCTTACTACTTGAGGAATAATTTCCCCTGCTCTTATAACTTCAACCATACATCCGATCTCCAACCCAAGGTCTTCGATAATTCCAATGTTATGTAAAGTTGCTCTTGCCACTCTTGCACCGTCAATGTCAATAGGATCTAGTATTGCTACTGGGGAAACATTTCCTGATTTTCCTACTTGCCATATGACATCAATAAGTTCTGTGACTACACCCTCTTGTTTTACCTTCTTTGCAAATGCTCCTCTTGGGTGATGAGAAGTATATCCTAATTCTTCAAAAGCTTTATTATTGATGACTCTCCATACTTCTCCGTCTTGGGGAAACATAGGATAATTACTATCAATGATTGTTTCAAATCCACACTGATTAAGAAATTCCATGTCGTCAATAAAATCTTCTGTTGGATATGGTTGTACCCCATACGCAATGAAAGTTAAATCTCTATTCTGAAATTCTATCACATCATGTAGACTTAGCGCACCCGCTGCATAGTTACGACTATTCTTAATCGTTGCTGGGGCTACTACTTCTCCTGTGATTTGTATAAGTGAATTGGCTCCACCCATCATGCAGGGTGTTAGAAGGCGAGGTATTATAAACCTCATATTGTCTGTGATGTCAAGACCATGTTTGCCATCGCCTCGTGTTAAGGCAAGTGATAACTCGCCTCGAATATATTGAAGACTTACTGCAGCACCATCTAGTTTTGGTGTAACAGTTACAGGTTCATTCCCATAATCTGGGTGATCTTCTATCGAATATGCTTTCTGTAAAGAATACATAGGAAAAGCATGAGGATATCTTGCACCTCTATCTTTAATAAGATCATGTCCTACTTCATTAGCTACACCTAGTTGTTCTTCGAGTCTGTCATAAGCCTCGTCAGACATAAGTGGCTTGCCATTATAGTAGGCAATCCTTGCCCGTTTGATTAGTGCTTCTAAATTTTTCATATGTATATTATACTAAAATTATAAGGACTTGTCAAGAATTATTTTATGGTAGGTATATTTGATCTAGTAAGTCTTTGAACTCTTCCTCTAAAATGCTTTTGCTCTCTGCTAGCGAGAGAATTTCTACTAAGCCTTGAAAGAGATTTCTACTATTATCAAAATCAATTGGCATACTGATTCCTTGGTTTGAGGGTTTCCATTCTTCCTCAAAATCTAGGTAGTATTTCCTGATCGATAAGTATTCGATATCTCGAAAGGTAGAAACTACAAGTCGTACTTGTTCGTGTTCAGTTTCTTGAATTACTTTTTCGTATATTGCGGGGGCAGTAAAGTCAATCATTCTTAATCACTCGGTTAAGAGGTACAACACTTGTTACATTTTCGGGTACAAGAATCCTGTAAGAATCCGTATCCCAGCAAAATAATAAAACTGTGTGTTGTCCTTCTTTTGCTCTGTTTCTTTTCTGTCGAATATATTCTGTAGAAAAGTCACTAGTGCAAACATTGTACTTTAGTTTCCTAGAGTTTTGACT